AGACGCTGAAGCACCTGTCTCTGGCATTCGGCATGTTCCCGGCAAACTCCCACGCGCCGATTGTGCCGTCATAGTTTATTGGGGCATACTCGTAGGTAGTGGTAACGGTCCCGCCAACCAACGCATCCATGAATCCGCCGAAAGCATAAACTCGGTTCCTTGTGACCGACAAGGCAAAGTCTGCCCTGGTAGATATCATCGGGTAGGTGTTCGTCCACGCTCCCAGTGTTCCATCAGAATTAATAGGTGCAGTCAGAACAGTGTTTACTGGTTCTCCATATCTATAGCCGCCGACAAGAAAAACTCTCTTGTAAGTCTCGAATACTTGACCACCAACTTGTGCTACGGAAAGACCAGTTGTTGTCGCCCATTCTCCTACAGTCCCATCGCTGTTCCTTGCTGCATAATATGTCTCTGTACCGCCGATGACATACGCAAACTCATCTGTTACCAAAGACATTCTACGGGAAATCGCAATCGGGAAATCACTTTCCTGAACGACTGTGCCGATATTCGTCGGATTGGTAGTGTTAAAATTATATTGATTAATCCACGGCTGGCCATTAACGTAGGTTTTAGCTGGAGGGTGATTCCAAACCACCGCCGAAATGTCCGGGAGCAGGGTTTTGAAATTGGCAACCTGCGTATCTTCAACCTCTGTCGGCGTAGTATCAGGTGTGAACTCACCTCCCCATCTGGAATACCTTGATACCCGCAATTCTTCTACAAGACAATTGTTGTTGCCTATATTGAGGATTCTTCCATCATAGTTCGTGGTATCGGCTACTGTGTAGAGCGGCACACCATCTCTGCAGATTCGCGTTACTCCATCTCTCCTGTCAATAGCTATATGGTACCAAGTCCACTCGGATGTCCACCACATCACCGGGTTCATGTCGTGATAGCCGACAGGACCAGTAGACATACCGCTGAATGTCAGCCAGAACTCGCTTGTAGCTGTTACCCTCTCAAGGCTAATTGCTGGCTTATTAAGTCCTGTTGGACTGCCTGAGAACCAGAATATTTGACCTTCAGTCGCAGGGTAAATCTGATAAAACCAGAAATCTACCGTAAAATCGCCAGTGCCGAAAGCAAAGTCGTCCGTCTCGTCAGTATACAGCACTCCGTCAGAAGGTCCGTGAAACAACGAGGTGAGCATGATGCACGAATCCCCAAAGTACGGGGTAGTGCCTATCGGGTCGGTTACGTGCCGAACATCTCCGGTCGCGTAGACTGGCAGATTCTTCGCTACGTCAAAGAAGTCCTTATCGCCGTCAGGATGCTCTGATTGAACAAGGAAGACAAATGGAACAGGGGCTGTGTTGAGCGTTACTCCTGATATGGCGGTCGAGGCAGTTACAAAATCGACATCTACATCAGCAGTCTCAGGCGCATTCGCATTTTCTGTGATACCAGATATCTCTGCGGCCGTAACAAAGTCAACATTGATGTCAATACCATCAGCCATGTAGTCATAGACTATCTGAGGATCTTCCGTGTCGGCGGCTACATGCTGCGGGAACTCAACGCTGGTTAGGTCAGTGCCTCCAGTGATCACCCCGTTATAGGTCGTGTTCGCCCACTGGTTCGGGCAGACTCTTATAACGACATTCTTCGCACCTCGGTCTGTGGAGGTGCCCGAGTTATGACTGTTGTTTATTACTATCTTATCAAAATCTACATGCCCTTTAAGAAAATTACATATCAGGCGCTGGCTGGTGACGATAGAATTTGAGTACCATTCGGTACTTGTGATGTCGCCGGTCTTTGAATTGCTGGTAAAGGCGTAGATAGCAGTCAGCCCTGCTCCTGCATCAGATGTGGCAAACGCAGAAACTTCAGCAGTCGTGTCCAACTCAAGACGAACATCATTCTTGTAAAACTCTACTGACCGCAGCCCAATGTACGCACCGCCCCAATTGTCTGCTATGTCAAATATTACTGACTGGTATCCGATCGTTGGTGTTGCCCCGTAGACAGTCTGGTCATACCCTACATTGTCTGCCGGATGTGCATCAAGCACTCCCTCAAACAGAACTGTGCCGTCAGTTACGGTCGCATTGTATGCCGTGTTTGTGACGTTTGCAGGAGCTATTGTTATCTTTACATTCTTCGCCCCTGCATCCCATCCTGTGCCGGTATCATGTGAATTATTGATTACTATCCGGTCGAAGATGAATGCGTTAGAGGTGTTAAGGATGAGCCGTTGGTTTGTTATTTGGTAAAGAGCGCTGTACCACTGGTTGAAGTTTGGTGTTCCTAGTTTTGACAGCGAGGTATTGAAAGCGAACGAGGAATAGTTTGTATCTCCAGATAGCGTTGTGGTAGCTAACCCCCAAAATCCAGAAGTCATAGCGACCTTGGCACCAGCAAGATAAAAATCTACCTGCCTGATTCCCATAACATTCGCGTTCCCGTAGCTATCTGCGATGTCTATCACTACAGCCTTGGCGGAAACTGATTCGGACAATACAGAAGAAGAAACGGATGGGGACAGGGCTTGGAAATCGCCGTCTACCTGCGCAGGTTGGTAGTTGACACAGACTGAATCAATGACAGAAACAGGGGCAATAAAATCACCGATATTACCCCCGGTAAATCCAGATATTCCTTTAATAGCAACAATATAAGAGGTATCTGTCATTGATGGAGCTGTTGTAGCAGCAACAGCCGCATCATCTCCTATGGCAAAAGCAGCAGTTTTCCCCGTTGAAGCATCGTATGAGATGGGAGATGTCGCGCATCGAAGCGATACGATTATATCCTTTGTTGAATCGACCACGAACGTGACTTCATCAGAAAGCAAATCTGTGTTTGCTGCTACCGTTCCTCCAGGATTACCCCCAAAAAGAACTTGAACTTGGTTCCCAGTGAAATTCAGCGTAGCCCCGTCTCTATTCCCAATCCACATGGACGAGAACGACCAAGACGAGGCTACTGCATCGACCAAGATCTTTACGCTGGCTGCATCGTTCTGAACCTGCTCGGCGGGGATGACAACTCGCCAATGTCTATTGGTGTTTGCTGCCCCGGTATTCGCAAGGTTTATTTCAGAGACTACAACGACTTCTGCCATTTACGCCATCGTGGTAGTATAGTTGAATGTCTGAACTACTGCCGCGACTGCCTCAACTATTGTAGTATTGCTCATCTGCATCTCATAGGTTGAAGATGTTCCGATAGCTCCGTCCACCCGAATTGCGGTCGTGCTTGCACCGGTAACATAATCGTTGTCATACCATCTGAAGTATGTTGCAACAGTCCCTGCCCCTGCTGCGGCAAGCCCGACTCCTGACCATGTTTCCGCCGCAGCCTTGGCCAGTACGCCAGCAGTTGACGTACCCATGTTCAGGCCATTCGTCGCTACGCCTGCCGTGAACGCTCCGCTACTCAGCGTAAGGAGCATGAGCAACGTGCCAGTTTCAATAGCATCTGCGGTGGCTGGCTGTGATGCCCCGCCGTAGATGCCGATGACGCCATTTGCCATGATGTCTTTGACGCACCCAACCGTGTTCAGTGCGTTTGCAAACCCTGTACTCAATCTCTCTGCCATATCAAACCTCTATCATTGTTCCGCGATAGCCGAGGCCGGGGCGGATAATAAAGGTTTTCCTGGGTCAGATGAGGTGGGAAAACTTATTTATATAAACTACTCGATGAAAAGAACCTTTCTTCCTTCAGCCATAGGGGATTCGACCGGAAATAGTTTGCCGTCGTTTTCATCACCAATGTTATAAAGGCGCTGCTGTCCATCATAAGGCCAGCAATATACTTCTAAGTCTCCATGCTTTTCTTTTACTTCGTTAAGCATCTCGATAAATTTGCTTATCTTCATCACTTATCGTCCTTGTCTTTAAGCGAACTCGGCTTCCCCATTGCTTCCTCAAGCAGCTTGACGAGGTGTTTGGCTACTCTGAGGATTATCAGGGCTAGGGTGGTTGTCGTCATGGTCATCTCGTCGTAAATTTGCTGATGGTTATATTATCGCCAGTAGCGACAAAACAATTTGATACGTTCATCTCGCACCCCGAATATCCAACAGACACTATTTTTGCGAAGTCTTTTGTTACACACACCCCCCACTCTATCGCGCCTGCTCGGTTGGCCGGTGCGCTCCCATATCCATTGATGATATCTATCTTGGCAATATGCGCGATCAACCAACTGCTCTCTATTGCCTCAATCAGATTATCTGGTCGCTTGCCGTCCATGAGATAGACAACGGCATCTCGGTCTTTATTAGACGCTGATGTCATTGTTTGGCTATTCCCCATCCTCGAAATCATCCAAGTATTCTTGCAATATCCTTTCTACCTCTTCTGCCGTGGTAAGCCCGAGAGAGATAGCTTCTCTAACTGAATCTGGAATTTCGCAATATGCCCCAATAGCAGACCCAAGCGCGTCGTCCCATCCACGCAAATCATGGTACCCTCGGTCGTCTTTGTCGAACTCTTCAAAATCATCAGAGAACTCATTGAATGTCGCATATCCCCCGTTCTTTTGAAGTACGTCACACCTTGCCATAGTTATAAAACCTCCATCTCTCTTCGCCTGACTAAAATCCTATCAGTAACGCCCCAATTCTCCGTCACTCTCTCGCCATCCGAAAGACTACTTGCGATGAAATCACCTGTAGCAATCGTCAAGTCGAACTCAGATGTCACATACATGCTGTAATGGCCTTCTCCTGCCTCTTCCTCTCGGTACGGCACATCGGCCATATCGGAGTAGAAAACAAACGTTGACGCGGCTACATTTAGCCTTGCGTGTTGCCCTACAGGCGTAGCGGTGCCGGGGAGTTTCATTGTCACGCTGAACTCTTCGAGGTCGATTGAGGCCGCGATATGTAAATCTCCGTCGCGAACCTCAAGCCCTCTTGGGAAAACTCCGCTGATTGTTTCGCTGCCGAGCAGGAACGGAGGGATTGACAGAACTCTCTGCCATGCCGGATCGCCTGTTACGGTATCCATCTGCGCCAGAACCATTCCCATTTGATCGCCACCATTCGGATACCTTGGGAACAGGACGTATAGCTGACTGCCCCACACGGCTATTTCACCGCTGAAGGCAATAGGGTTTTGCGGGTTCCATTCGCCCGGAGACATCACCTCGACAATGCGGTGCCATAGAAGATCGCCGTCGCTGTCGAACTTGAAGATATTGAAATGACACAAATCAACTTCCCAGATATGGGCGTGCGCGATAACGTAGAGATTCCCGGCGGCATCGCAGCAGGCATCGGTGATCTTCACGCCATCGTCGTACCAGTTGACCAACTCGTCATTCTGAACAGTTTCGCCATATACCGACCTTTTCCATGTCACTGTACCAGAAGGTGAGAACTTGACTATCAATCCAGCAGGATAGATAAATATCCCTGGAAAATGGTGTCCGACAACGTAGGTGTTCCCGCTTGGATCGGTTACTGCTGCCTCGAAATGGGGGCGTTCCTCGACTGTGGCATACGTTCCACCTAATGGTGGGTCTTCGCTCCACCCTCCATCGCCGGGAACTTGCTCACCATCGACATACACGCCTGCGGTTTTCTGCCATGCCAGAGAGCCATCAGCATTGTATCTGGCAATGAATGCTCGATAGAGAAAGCACTTCCAATGATAGAGCCGCCCGACGATGGTGTACTGGTTATTTGTCGGGTCGCTGGTGTCCAGCTTGATCGCATCTCCCCAGCCGAAGACATCCACGTCCTCATCACTCGAAAGCGTCAGTCTCTTCTGCCATTGCAGCACCCCGGTCCTGTCGTACTTGGCAACACAGCAGTCATAGCAATTCAGCCTCGATGCATTGAGCTTGCTGTACGTCACATAGAAATCACCGGTCAACGCGTCAAGCTCAACGGCCTGGGCGATGTCGAACTCATCCGAGGCGTTGATCAACTTGCGCCACATCAACCGCCCGTCCTGGTCATATTTGATAATCGACGGTTCTCCGCTTGCAGGGGTCGTCCCTGTCTTCGCTTGGCCAACAACATAGGTGTTCCCCAGGGAATCGGTCTGGATATCCTCAAGGCTGTTTGTTCCGAGAAGGATAGCGCCGTCAAGCGTCGAACTATTAAAGGCATACCAGTAGAAATCCTCGAGGATCTGGAACTTGCGCTGCACAGGTTGCTTGACTCCACCAACCGGTTCAACATGAATATTCACCGCGTCGTTGCCCGTCCATGAATGACAGGAAATCACCACGCCCGGGTATGGCCGTTTCTCCAACTTATTCTGCTGGAGCTTACTTAGCTTCATGCTTCGCTTGAGTTCGCGCATCTGTTCTCTGGCTTCCTTGTAGAACTTCTGCGCGGCGAATTTGTTGCCGGTGGTAGTGATTTTTAACTCCATTAGTCAACAGGGTTGTGCTGGAAATTATGGTCTTCACTGACATTCTGGCTGAAGTGCACGCCTTGGGTAATCGACTCATTGTGGTCGAACCCTTCGCTTCTGCTCTCACTGCCGGTGTAGCCCATCGAGGCGTTGACGTTGGTCGAACTGGCCATGGAGGCGACAACCTGCGCGGCAATTGTTGCCATGTCGTTTGACACACGCTCCCTTAATAGAGCTTCGGTCTTGTAGCCTTCGATGGAGTTCTCGATCTTAGCGATGATGGCCCGCATCTCAACTTCGGCCTTGGCAATCAGAGCCTTGTTGTTCTCAACTACGACCATCTTGTCAGCGTTCAAAGCTTTGGTTTCTGCCTCGTAACCACGAATCTCAGCGTCGTACACATTAACTATGGCATCATTGGCCTTCGCCTGTGCGCCGACGAGGGTTTCATACACATCGGCCTGCGCTCCGTAGACCTGGACAAGGCCCTTGTTATATTCAACAGCCCCTTGAAGCGCGGAAACCTGGGCCTCGATATAGATTTTGGTGGCCTCCATCTCCCCGAGGTATGCCCGGACCTTCTCGGCAAACAGCTGGAGAAGATATTGAACCTGAGATTTCTCCTTATCAAGCTTGCGGTTCGATTCTGCATCGCGGGAATCGCGCAGCATCTTCTCGAGGCCTGCAAGCTGGGTAGTAATGAACTGCTCATTCCGCTGGATCAGTTCGGCCTCAATCTTCCCCTTGTCAAGAGAACGGCCAGACGCTGAATCCCTTGAATCTCTAATAAGCTTCTCAATGGCTACTGCCTGGGTGGTGATGAATTGAGCATTCCGGTTGGTGAGTTCGGCTTTTAGCTTCTCCTTGTCGAGCAACCTGCCCGATTCACTGTCCCTGGTATCCCGCAGCATCTTTTCAATCAGAGCAACCTGAGTGATAATGAATTGCGAGTTCTTCTGTGCCAGGTCGGCTTGTTTCTCCATTATGCCGATATTGGTATCAGCCGTTTTCCTCTGCCGCTCATTGAGATGTTCTGCCAGTCGTGCGGCAAACGCCCCTGTCGGAAGATCAAAGTCCGTGGCGCTGTAATATTCCTCAATCTCTTGCTGCGCCTTATCGTCTTCGAGCGCCTGCCGCGCCAGTGCTCGGTCAAATATGCCTTGCTCAACTACTGGATCAAGGCCGGTCGCGCCGGCAACCAAATCAGTAGTCACCCGGGTGATGAGTTGATCGTACAGGTCAGTAGAAAGCAGGATCTCCGACCAGTTGACTTCCCCGGAAGTGATATCATTCGTGATGCGGTCGATGAGGAATGTGTAAACATCATTCACCAGCGGGACTTCCGTCCACGATACCACGCCGGATGCCGCTGCATTGGTGATGCGATCAACAAGGACATCATAGACATCAGAGGTAAGCGGAATCTCCGACCAATTGATTGTGGTGGTGATACTGGAATCAGGGGGAGTTATTAGAGCAAGGCTGCTTGTATCAATCGTCGGCAGTGCAATAGGCACAGGGGCGGTCGCAGTGAATGGCGGGAATGATGTGTCCACTCCGTCAAGGTCTGCAGTCGGAGGCGATACGCCAGCCGTGGGAGTTGTGGTGTCAATGTCGATTGTCAGCGTCGGCAGATCAGACGGCAAGGCATAGGCCGTGATCAGGCTATTCAGCGTCCCAAGATACCCTGAGTTCCCGTCAACGCCACTCAGCTTGACAAGATATTCGTCAGTGACCTCCATCGACCGGTCAAACTTCGTGCTGAGCAAGCTATAGGTCGCTGTCGGAGTGACGGGGGTCGCCGGGGAATGGATAGTGCTGATATCCGATGTGCTTCGTGGGTCAATTGGGGATATCGCGTTTGATTCTGTGAATGCCATGTTATTTCACCAGTCTGTTCAGCCTTGCCATTAAGTCATCAAGCTTCTTTATCAGATCATCAGCTTTAGCAATTGCAGCATCAAACTTCAGCGTGACAGCCTCTTGATGGTCGTAAGCACACGAATGATTTTCTTCGAGAGAAAAATGGCTGGCCATACTGTACTCGCCGGGTGGTACTGCATATGTGACCGCTCCAACCGTTGTTGGCTGATTCACCGGACAATTGACACAAAACTGCATGGCAATATTGGCCATTTCCCTCGCTATCTTCTTCCTGAACTTCTTTGAGTATTTGATCGCCATATCACCACACCGAATTAATTACATTATGGCCGTCAACAACAGTGCTGCCGCTGCCTCCTGCCGGATAGTAGAGTTTGTCCTTTGTCGGACACGGTAACATCTGCCCGTCAGGCGTGCCGACATGCAGGCCCTCGTTACTTGACCATGTGGCGCAAAGCCCCGGAGGATAGTCCGGGACATTCGAGTAGTCTGTCAGTTCGATATTCTCCGAGAACTCATGCGCTGGGAAAGATGACCTTTTGTTCCACTCCATCGCCTCAAACTTCCCGTTGTAGGCGATAAACCCTGTCTGTTCGGAGTCGGAAACCCATACCCCATGCTTGACCGGCTTCATCATCAGGACGTTGGAGTTGAACGGGAAAAACATTTTCGCCAAATTGAACTTACCGAAGGCCCGGTATTCAGAGACGAGAATCCAATTATCAACAGCGATCCACATCCGACCCTTGAAGACACATATCTTGTTCCCGAATGGAGCCGCGCTGAACACTCGTTGCGTTGGTGCGCCGACATGGGCATAACCAGGCCATACGCCGTTGATCCCTTCCCTAATGACGCCATGCGCTGAAAGACTCGACCAGTAGGTCTTCACGCCTGCCTGCCAGAATCCAATCCGCTCGCCCTTAACCAGTCCAGAGACAACCGGGGTTGTGGAAACAGAAGCGTCAGGGTTGAGTTGAAAGATAGCCGCGTCAGATGTTCTCTGCTGCACCTGGAAAGCGTCTGCCTTGTCACACCATACCTGCGAGGGAACGGTTGAAATGGGCGTCTTTCCAAGCCTGCTGGATATCCGGCCAGTATCGTCAATGATGACGTTGCCAGTCTCTGCCAGTTCCGCGATGCCGGTTTCGATGTCGAGCTTGAGCCGCACCGGATCCACCATATTGTTCTGACCGGTGGTGCCTGAGAAGATTGTTACCGGTTTCTCATCCATCAGTACTGCACCTCCACAATCGGCGGCGGCGGGAGAGACACGCCAACAGTCATGGTTCCCCGGACCTCTTCTATCAGGTCATTGAATTTCTTCAGGTGATGGTTGGCCCCCAGTTTGACTATGCCGTTCTCTTGGATATCGGCGGCAGAATATGCGGCGAAGTGGACAATGGCCTTCTCAATTCGCTCAAGCACGGCAGGAGTGATGCCGTCAAGAACCAGAGTTTCCGCCGTGATCGCGGCCGGCTTGCGATAATAGAACAGCTTGATAGCCGTCACAGGGGTTTGAATGCGGTCGTAAGCAAGCAATACCCCATGCTCACAGACCATCGTTATCGTTCCAGCCGTCTCATATCCTGCTCCGGATGCGTCGAGGATCTGGCCAAGGTTCGACTTGACAGTCAGGCTTGCGCCATTCGGCAGCCTGGCCGCAAAAAGGCCCTTTTGGTAATTGGTGGGAAGGGCAACAGTGTTTCCGGTGAGAACTGAGTTGACCGACGCCGACGCCTGCAGCCCAGGGAAATACAGCCTGTTGGTTGCCAGCAGCAGGCCTTCGTTGAGGAAGTCCAGCACATCGTCATCGTCATAATCGGGCTCGTCGATTTTTTTGTGCGCCCGGGCCAGTAATATCTCTGCAGTCGCCATCTGTTGCCCCTATCCTTATTGATACTGATTATCGCAGTGCTTCTTCGATCTCGGCGCCGGAGACTTTGAACCCGGCAAACTCGCTCACTGCATCGACTTTCGGGACGCCATTCAGGACGGACACCAGAGTCTTTCCGCCAGGCGTGAGGGATTCGCCCTGTTCCTTTAGGTCAAGCACTGATTTGACAGCCAGAAGGACGGTCTTATGCCTCTCTGCTGCTGCAGCGGCCTTTGCTGCGTCTTCGGCTGCGGTATCCGTTGGCGGTGCTTCCGGCGCTTCCGGCACTGGCGGAACAGGCGCAGGAGTAGCGGGTGGTTTCACATCCAGCGGTATTCCATCTCGAACCTCGGCCAAAGCGGCATCATACAATTCCTTGGAAAGCAGGCCATGTTTGAGCGCATCGGGCACCATCGGGTCCAGGACTTCCTGCCATTCACTTCCGACGATGACCACATGACCGCTCGTTGACGCCAGCCGAACGGGCTTCTGTCCGTTTCTTGTTTTGAAATATTCCGACATATCGTTCCTCTTGAAGTATTGGCCAGGCCCCCGGGTGGAGGCCCAACCAGTTAATATTTAGGATGCCATTAACCCTGGGTCGTATAGTTCTTGTTCGCCAGGGTATAGGTCACAACCAGCCAGCCCGACCCGAGAGTCATGGCGGCAGACGGCTTCAGGACCATTACCTTTTTTGCCCCAACAGGCTTGCCAACATTGAGCCAGTCAGCATCAAGGGCGGTTTTGGCTAAAGCGGTGGCATCAACAGCCGACAGATAAAGATCGTCGTCAGCGGTATTACCAACAGCGATAGTCTCGCCCGCGCCAAATGCCGTATCAATAGAGAGGAAGCTATCCAGCGGGATTGCATCGCCGGGGATCTCCAACACCTCTACCTCTGCTGCCGAGGGGAAATCGGTATAATCGAAACGGACCTTGCGGACTTCGATGGTCCCGACGCCTTCGCTTCGTACTTTTAAACTTGCGGCCATGATGAACTCCTTGTGAAATAGATTATGAACCTGGTGCGGCAGCGGACCGACAAATCATCAGCCCGCCGCCATGGTGCGACCGAAGCCGCGCTTATTTAATGTAGAAATCCAGTGCGATTACGCCAAAATCCTCGTCGGCATTCTTGGTGTACTGGTTATCGAACCTGGGCTTACGGAAGCCGATGAACTTATCGGTGCTGATACCCTGCACACTGCCGTACTGGAACTCTTTCTCTACCCAGTCAGGAGCCCCAACATCGACCATACCGAGAGCCTGTGCGCCGAGGAACAGGGACCGGGTGCCGTTGACCAAGCCGCCGCCGCCCCACTTCGAGCCACTGGCAGCGCCCTTGGTGTTGAAGCATTTCTCATGCTCCATGATGACAATGCCGTCCACGGTGGTGATCGCCCCAGTAAAGAAGGGGTTTGACTCCGAGCCCCGGGCGCCGGCCTGGGTAATAGCCGCCAGGAAATCGGTGTCACGTTTCAGCGCGGCCAGGTTGCGCGGGTCAGTTACCCACAGGTAATATTCCTTCCCGCCCATGCGGATAGGCTTCATGTGGGATGTTTTGGCATAAGCCTTAATGTCTACAAGGGCGCCGTACTTCGGCACACAGGCGGATGTGATAGACGCCGTATTACCAGCCTGCAGATCGGTTCCGTCAAAGTAGAAATGACGACCGGCAGAAGGTGCGGTTACATCAGCCGCAAAAGAAAGCTGATTCCAGGGGTTATCCTCGTCTTCCTCGGTGGAGTAGGTCGAGCCGTCCAGGTTGTAGTCGAGGGAGATACCGGAAAGCACCAGGAACGCCATGATATCCACGGCATCAGCCAGCCAGTATTTCAGGCGGTCGCGTCCAGTTTCCCGGAAATTAATAACTGACTGCTGGTCGGACAACTTGCCTTTGTTTTTTACCTGGTGACTGATCAACCCCATGTTGATGTCGATGTCGTAGTTCTGCAGGGCCTCTTCACGGCCTTCCCGCTCGTTGTCGTTAGCGACACCACGCTTGCGCAGCTCGGCAACCAGTTGCATAATCGCCCGGGTGCCTTTTTCGGTCTTGGTGAGTTTCTTGATGTGCTGAATGGCCGCGTTGGTATTGTCACCCATCAGTTTCGAGACAAAGGACTCCGACCGCATGTAGGACCAAATGTCCGCCATCCAGTAGGTTTTTTCTTCAGAGGTCAGCCCCGCGAAATTTGTTGCATTCATATCGATCTCCTGTGAGAAATTGAGAAAAACGGTTTAACTTCAGTGTTTTTCCGCACAGTTGACGGTCGTGTGGAGACCTGGATCGACATTTAACGCTCGTCGGAAGCTGGATCGATGGAGCCTTTATAGACGCGCCACGATTGGTCTTACTGCTGTGATTCCCCGGTCATCTTCGCGGGGCCGAGGAATCACCTTACCCGGAGGGTTAAACCTCCGTCCTGTTGATGGCCGACATTGTTTCCTCGATATTGTAATTTATCCTATTCAACATGTTCGCCATCTGGTCGAAAGTTGGGGCACTTGCAGAAGAAAAAGGAGGGCAATCCATCACCTCACCCACAGGATGAAGACAACTTATCCTGGATAATCTGTCTTCGGTTTTTTTCCGCAGGTCCTCGGCCTTTGTCGCAAGAGTTTCCATTCTTTCTAAGATGTGGTCAACTTCCCGTGCTGGTTCCACTTTGTTACATTTGTCCATGCTTCACTCCCTTATGTGCTTGTTTATCAGTTGAACTTCCGATTAAACGAAATCACCCCTGGCCCGCCGTTTCTCCTTCTCGCTCATTGACTTACGCTCGGCCTCGGTAAGCGTCAGCGCGTTGGACTTCACAGTCGGGGTCGTTCTCGCAGATACTCCCGATGTCACCGGCGACGGTTGCTGGCTTGCCGCCTTGGCCCCTGAGATAACTGCGGCCTTCTTCTGCTCTGCCTTCTTCTGCTCAACCTTGGCCTTTTCTGCGTCAGCCTTGGCCTTGGCCTCGTCGGTTTCTTCAACGGCAACCTTGGCATCACCAAAGAACCGCTTGGCAGTCTCAGCCAGCGCCTGGTCAAGAGAGTACCCCTTCCGCAACAGGGCATTTTTCGCACCCTCAAAGACGTCCAGGTTGGTCTGGTCGGCGAAGAACTCTTTCTGCTCGACAACCAGTTGGTTGACCAGAGTCTGAGCCCTGCGCCTTGAGTCTCTGGCCTCGGCCATGGCGTTGAACCGGATCTCAGCCTGAAGATCTTTAAACTCG